CTGCAAATGCTTCGGTGGTGAACTGAGGAGCTGTTTGTTGGATATTGTGGGTTGTAGGTTCCTTGGGTTTGTACGTTTTGACTGCAAATGCATCGGTGGTGAACTGAGGAGCTGTTTGTTTGATATCATGTATCGTAGGTTCCTTGGGTTTGTACGTTTTGACTGCAAATGCTTCGGTGGTGAACTGAGGAGCTGTTTGTTGGATATTGTGGGTTGTAGGTTCCTTGGGTTTGTACGTTTTGACTGCAAATGCATTGGTGGTGAATTGAGGAGCTATTTGTTGGATATTGTGGGTTGTAGGTTCCTTGGGTTTGTACGTTTTGACTGCAAATGCATCGGTGGTGAACTGAGGAGCTGTTTGTTTGATATTGTGGGTTGTAGGTTCCCTCGTTCTATGTACAGTACCTGAGGTAATATCTACCTGTAAACGACTATCAGTTGTTTCGTTTATAGTTGTATGATGTTTATATTCTTCGAATCTACTATCTGTCCGTTTACCAGCGGATGCGCTTGGTTGATTTACATGTTTCTTAATTACCATACCCATTGACTTGTCGAAATTGGAAGAGTTTTCTCTTCGTTTATAAGTAGCCGTGGGTTTAACGGATACTTGTAAGAACGATTTTAAAGTCGATGGGTCCGGACCCTTAATCATTCGATGAGTATGATCGGCGAATGCGTGTTGAGACGTATTAGTTATGCCGTTCGGTACATTGTAAACAGGTATTCTGGTTAATGGACCCGATGTTCCTCTTATATTTTCTTTTGCAATCCCTTCTGATACGTCAACAGACGCTAATGTCTGGACCTTACCCAGCGGTAGACCTACACCAGACGTCGATGATAGTATCCCTCCACCAGTACCAATTACACCACTGTTACCTGTATAGTCAATCGTTCTCATTCGATCGTTACCCCTTACTTGTTCGCTTTTAACAATAGAGGCTCCGTAACCATCCCCTATCATTCTCTCTCGTTCTTGTATATCACGACTAGTCTGCTGTGTATCTGATACATTATCACGTCTTGTTGTAAAAATTCCATTATGTTCTGCGCGTATTTGATTTCGCATACCTTGATTTCCATTCCAACCTTGCATACCTTCTCCTATATGAACACTTTGTGAATTGTTAGTTTTTATACTCAATGCCATTTTATTGTAAAGGTATATTTTTCTAAATATTTAAAGTAATATACCTTTACAATAAATAATGGAAAATCACGATGGTCCAAATGTCACACATGATCCGGAGCTAGTAGCTATTAAGAGTCTAGACGCGTCTCAACGAGAGTACTTTAAAAAAATCGGAAAGGAAATGTATGGACACCTTAAATTCAAGGGTGTTGATCTTATGAACACTCTTAAACCACCGAAGGAAGATTTACGGGCTTTTGTGTCAAACCAATTGGATGACGGAATACACCCAAGTGCCTTGACGGAAGGAGAACATAAAGTAATGACTGACAATTTCGGACCAAAATGGTATGAAAATTGGGGATACGTGGAAGGTGATTTAACTGAAATAATCACGGTAGATCGTAATTAATTTTTTATATTAATATATATATAAAAAAATGGATTCGATAAATTCAAAACATCATTTCACACTTAAGTTGATAATGTTAGTAATATCTCTATACTTTATATTCGACTTCACTGATTCTCAGAAAGATATAGATACGGTGTATGGTATTGCAATTATATTAGGAACAACATTTATGGTCGGTCTATTATTTATATATGCACGAAAACAATCGACAGAGGAGTCTGCGTCAGGTACCGATATCAACGTTATAACGTCATAGAGGGATTAAGAAGCAACCGTTTCAATATGTATGGTTACGGTATCCTTGAATTTAACAATCTACGTATCACACGGGGATGCAGAATTATCATCGAGTCCTTCAATTGTTCTAATGCACGGAGCGTATTCGCATACATCATGATTTTCTAAACTACCGCATTGTATCTTAGAATTGTTATCAGGAATAGATTTAATATTACCCATCAGTTTATGTATTCGTTTTATAATTATAAAATTAAAAATCGCTTAACAACTTATAAATATTTTTAAGTAATAAATGACTGATTGTTAAGTCATACCAATGGTCGGAATTACCTTTAAGAAATATAAAAATGGTTTATGTAATGTTTAATGAAGTTCATTAAACATTATGCGCATTCACATAAATAAAAAAACAATGATTTGTTATTTGGTGGTACTACAAACATCAGGTGTTATGTTGAAATTCAAGAAATACAATAAATGAAACGATTGTCCTTTTACATATACAAACCGTTACCCAAAGGTGTCTGGGTTATTATAAAATATTTATGTACAAGGGATACCCCCACTTCAATTTGAAAAACTTATATATTATATAAGTTTTTTATTCCTATGTTATTTATCAAGCACTGTATCCAGGGTCAAAACCAGCACCAGCAGAAAGACTCGACCTTGCGGAATCAATGGACATCAGCTCGGCGTCGTCGTGGCGGTGTTGGTCATCTTTGTTGTGGTTGCTTCCATTTAGAGGGTCATCGTTACAGATTATTGGGTTTACTATCTCAAAGGATAGGTCATTTGGTGGGGGGGAGAGAGTTGTAAGGGTGACGAGAGGGGAGGGGGGATTGGACTTGTTGTGCGTGAGACCCTTCGATCATCTAAAAATGTCCTATGTTCCTTAACTGCTTCATCTCGTCTATTCAATTCAGCGTTTAAAAATGACGCGTTTGATTGCTGTCTAAGTTCATGCAGACTCAAACCGCGATCGTGGTCAGTTCCGTCTAGTTTAGACCTAGATAAAAAGGTTTCATGATGAAGAGTCTTGTTATCCGATGATTTATCATTGTAAATATTTGTCATATTTGTCACGTTTTCGAAATCTCTAGATGTATAAATAGAACTAAGAATATTCGATGGTGGTAGTTGAAATGTTTCGATAATACCTTTTGTATCTTTCCATTTTATACCCTTTGGTTTGTCTGGATTCCGAATTAAGACATCTATACCTTTGATTTCTCTGGTATGTGAAGAATGATCAATTGATGATTTTATAGGTATCCCATAAGCAACGTTCATATTTTATTATCTGTTGATATTCTTTTTAATTAAAAATGAAAACATGCGTTTGGATACAATATCTTACAAAGATGGTTAATGTTAAAAAAAAAAAGTATATAATGACATTGCGTGGTGTAAAACGTCAGCTAAATACCGACAAGGTTACTAAAATTTCTGATCTTGGATGTAAGCACAATAATGCAACCATGACATTCTTAGGAGAAAAAAAACAGATTCAGGTTTGTGATATATCAGTTATAGATTTCAAGTATAAAGATAAACGAGATGTTGATTATCATTGTTTTTGGTGTAAACATTCATTTGAAACATTACCGATAGGATGCCCTATTTCATATTCCCCCTCAAAGCTCGCATCGACATATAAATCGGTAATAAATCAAATATCATATACCATACACGAGGATAGTTACGAATCGACCGCTAGAGAACCATGTCTTACAAAACATGGTAAACCATTTTACAGAACGGATGGAGTATTTTGTTCATTCAATTGCTGTAAGGCATACATACATGACAATAAAACAGATACTCTTTATAAAAACTCGGATATGTTACTTGTTCAAATGTACAATGATATATTCAAAACAAATATAAGCAACATTACACCGGCTCCCCACTGGAGGGTTTTACTAAGTTACGGAGGGGTTATTGATATAGAAGAGTTCCGAAATAGTTTTGACGTCGCTGAATACCAACCAAATGGGATAGCATTGGATGCGTATGAAAATCTTCATTCTATAGGTCATCTATTCGAGAAAAGGTTGAAATTCTAGAATCTCGGTTCATCAAACAGGTGTTGTGATTGTGTTGGGTTTGACGAAATTGCTTTCATTGAATTATCTTCACCGAATCTACGTCTTCCGCCGTCCCATATACTGCGGTCCTTTTTAGCAAGAACGTTTGTGTAGTGGGTTAAAATTTCATTACTGAGTTCGGTGATTACCGTTTTTATAACTCTTCTTCTCATATCTTCTAGAGTCGAATCTTCCTCGTGCCGTCTGGATGTATTCTTTTGGATATATTTAAATTTGGTTTGAATAACATCACCAGAAACCCCACTTATCTTGACTTTGTTATATTTATTCACGTGGGTTGCTATAAGTTGACTTATCTCGGTCAACTCGCCAGAAGGTAATTTATATTCAGTCCCTAGAAATCCTTGGTATCCAGTATGAAAATTACTTTGTGTCATTTTTATATTATATATTTATGATTATAATTTAAAACTTTGTTTTATGATTATAAAATGAGGTTACTTCTATTACATGCGAATACACAAGAATGTATTCAATGTATACGTGTTATGAAAAGCATCCCTGAACTAACGGGTGTATTGGCTATTGTTCCGATTAACTCGGAGGAGATAAAAAGTATTATAAGTACGTCAACGAACATAAGAGTAACAAATGTCCCGTCTATTTTACAAATGAATGAAGATACAGGGGAAATAAATGTATTTGACGGGTTTCACTCAGCGAGAGAGTTTGTGACAGAGATCATGAACAATTTAAAGAAACCGGTAGAACCGGAGATTGAACAACCACCCGAGCCTGTACCCGAGCCTGTACCTACACATACATCGATCAAGGATCTTGGGTTATCGAGTGAGTCACTCGATACACCCCAACAAGCACCCGACAAACCGAAAAAAATGACGGCAGACGATTTGCAAAAGGAGCGAGAAAATCTAGAAAAAATTGTCGAAAACAATGCACCTCGGTACAATACAAAAAGATAACTTTGTATAGTTATATTTATACAATTGAAAAATACTTTATATTTTCAATGTAATATAACTATAAAGTATGCCTAAAAAAAGTAAGAAAAATAAAGGGAGTAAACCAACTGATGTGAAAATCCGGGATTTGGAATTAGCAGAAGTTATGGAAGAATATGGTAAGATTACGGCACTGCTTGGTAACTGTAGGTTCACAGTCAGGCTAACAGACAATAGTGATCGAATGGCTATTGTCCATCGCGGAATGCGAAGACAACGCATCTTAGTTGATACTGTCGTATTAGTAAGTAAACGATCATTTCAAGATGACAAGGTTGATGTAATCCATAAATATACAGATGACGAAGTTAAAAAACTGATTCAATATAATGAAATACCTGAAGTATTCGGGAGATCATCATCATGTCTGGATGACATTGTCGAAACAACGGACGGTTTTGTATTCGAAGAAGCACCTGACATAGACTTCGATGATATTTAATCATCTAATTTTAACTTATGGGTTGATATTTGTTCATTAAGTTCTATTTGATTATGTATATACCACCCGGTGAATAAGAATTTTTTAAACGTCTTTTCTTCTATCTCATGTTGTAACCCGTTAACAGTGTTGAATTTAGAATGCATAAATATCTCACTTGCTGAAATTAATTCATTAGGGGCTAATTTTTCATTTTCGATAGCATCCGCTAGCTCTCGAAAAAAATACACAAGTTTTCTCAAATCGTCTTTCATACTTTATTTCTTACGAGTTACATCTCTAAATAAAAATGTTTTATGTGTTTGATATAATATAACATATCAAATACAATGGTTTCAAAACAAAAACAATATATACAGCTTGATCCTATTGAACACATCATGAAAAGACCGGACATGTATTGTGGTTCATTGAGATTAAGAACATCGGATGAATATATTTCGGGATCAGACCTTAATATAACTAAGAGCAGCATTACGTTTTCTCCTGCTATTCTCAGAATTTTCATAGAGGTTCTGTCTAATGCTATCGACAATGTAAAGAGAAGTAAAGATAATGGTATATTATGTAAGGCTATCAAAGTCGTGATAAACAAGGAGACCGGTGAAACAAGTGTATGGAATGATGGTGATGTTGTTCCTATTGAACTCAATGAAGAATGCGCCTGTTACAATCACACTATGATTTTCGGGAGATTGTTAACCGGTAGTAATTACGACGATGAAGAAGATCGAATAGTAGCTGGTAGGAACGGGTTAGGAAGTAAACTATGTAATATTTTCAGTACAGAATTTTCAGTCGAAGGAGTAGATCCGTCAAATGAGAAATATTTAAAACAGACGTGGACAAATAATATGAGGAATGTATCCGACCCAATAGTAAGGAAGTCAAGTATCAAGAACGGGTATACATACGTGAAATGGTTTCCTGATTTCAAACAGTTTGGGATAGACAGTTACACTGATGATATTGTTCGACTTTATACTAAATACGTGATAGACGCAGCTATGATTTCTGGTGTAAAAGTAAGCCTGAATAACCAGGTCATAAACTCGAATACTCTTATAAAGTATTCTTCGTTATACTCGGATACCCGTGATAAATTATTGTTGGCTGATGGTGTCTTGTTATCTGCTTCCAGTACTGGAAAATTCGAATCAGTCTCGTTCGTGAACGGGGTATTCACAAAGTTAGGAGGGCAGCATGTAGATGCATGGAGCGAGGCTATTTTCAGACCGATCGTCGACAAGTTCAATTCCAAAAATAAGAAGTCTCCTAACATTAACATATCAGATGTTAAACAGTTTTTTAGACTGTTCGTGGTTTCCACTGTTATTCGACCGGAATTTGACGGTCAAGATAAGAACAAATTAGAATCACCTGCTATAAAAAATGCTCATATTAGCAATACTCAAATATCAAATATTATGAAATGGGAGACAATGGATAACGTATTGGATATCATTCGTAGTAAGGAAATGATGATCCTTAAGAAGTCCGAACGAACAGGTAAAAAAATCGTGAAAATTGACGGGTTTGATCCAGCAAACAACGCCGGTGGAAGTAAATCATCTGATTGTACTATGATAGTATGCGAGGGGTTATCAGCCAAAACATATGCGGTTGCCGGAATAGAGAAGGGTGTATATGGGACAGCTGGACGTGATTGGTACGGTATTCTACCGTTGACAGGTAAGATACTTAATGTAAGAAATGCTTCACCTACGATGATCGGAAGTAATAAAGTAGTGTCGAATCTGATTAAGGCATTGGGTTGTCGGCATGGGGTTGATTATATGGTTGAATCGAATTATAAAACTTTAAACTATGGGCGATTAATGATCATGACGGATGCCGATTGCGACGGTATTCATATAGAGGGATTAATTATGAACTTATTTCATTCTCTGTTTCCATCATTGTTACATAGAACGACCCCGTTTATAGTCAGTATGAAGACACCAATTGCCCGCGTTGGAAAGAATATTCTTTTTTACGATGAGAATCGGTTTAATGAATGGATGACCACTCATGTAAACGACAAGGTCAAGGTTAAATACTACAAAGGGTTAGGAACTACAAAGACTGAGGATGTCGCCGATACATTTGGTACCAAGATGGTTGAATATGTTCACGACGATGACGCAAATGATAACATGAATAAGATATTCAATAAGGCGAATCCCGACGACCGAAAGAAATGGTTAGGTAATTACAAACCAGGAACAAGTATATTTTCCTTGGATGATCAACCCGTATTCACACAGATGAGTATAACTGATTTCATGAATGGAGAGATGATCAAGTTTTCTCACTCTGATTGCGGTCGTTCTATTCCAAATGGGATTGATGGGTTGAAGGAATCACAGCGAAAAATCCTATACGCTGTCAGAAAACGAAAGTTACGGTATACCGGTACGAGTTTGAAAGTAGCTCAATTAAGTGGTTATACAGCCGAACATTCCAATTATCATCATGGTGAACAAAATCTCCAAGACACTATGATTGGTATGGCCCATGATTTTGTTGGTTCTAATAACATCCCGCTTTTATATCGCGATGGTCAGTTTGGATCACGACTGGATGGAGGTAATGACGCCGCTAGCGCAAGGTATATATTCACTAAGATGGATAGATTGACCGAGTTCATTTACCGGGATGAAGATGATGCGATATTGACATATGTAAATGACGATGGTGATACGGTTCAGCCAGAATATTATGTCCCGATTATACCAATGATTCTAGTGAACGGGTGTTTAGGTATTGGAACTGGATGGTCGTCTACAATTCCATGTTATAATCCGTCTGAAATGATTGAATCTATCAAGACCTGGCTGGATAACGATGGAAATGTGTTCGAACGCGATGAAGACGGTGATGTTGAAATATCTATGTTCGATGATCTAATCCCTTGGTACAGAGGGTTTGAAGGTAATATCACCCAGTGCGATAACGGAAGGTTTGAAACACATGGAATAGTGAAACCAGGAAAGAAGAATAACACATATGAAATAACAGAGTTACCAATAGGGATGTGGACCAATAAGTTCAAGGATGTATTGGAAGATCTCGTTAACGATAAGAAACTGAAGTCTATGAAGAATTATTCAACACCCGGCAAGGTTAAGTTTATAGTAACAACTGACTCGAACGGGATGATTCCTAATGAAAAAACACTTAAATTATCGTCACATATTCATACAACGAACATGGTGGTGTTTAACGATAAACAAAAGATCGTCAAGTACAAGACAGTAGACGAGATTATCGATGTATTTTGCCATGTTCGACTCGACTTCTATAAGAAGAGAAAGAAATATCAGGTTAAGATCGCAGAGCGTCGTCTTGTTATACTGGTTAATAAAATGAACTTTATAGACGATGTTATTTCAGGTCGTATTGGTATTATGAACCGAAAAGAAGAAGATATTATAGATGACCTGAAATCCAAAAATGTTGAAATGATTGATGACGGATATGGATATTTACTAGGGCTTCAGGTGCGTACTTTCACCAAAGAAAAGGTTGATGTTTTACGAGCTGAAATCAGCAAAGAGAAGACTACTATCAAGAAGTTGAAATCAACGACCGAAAAACAAACATGGTTGAGAGAACTCGATGAGCTCGAAAAGAACTATATAAAAAAATAAATGTTATTGTTCAAATTTTAAACTAAAAATTTGAATCATTATATGACAATACGAAGTAGTACTGTCAGTATCAATCCTATTGTAATAGATACAACGTATAATTTAACATCCACAATATCGTCTTCATCTAATATGAATTCGGGCTTAACACGACGAAGTACAATGACCGATAATATAACACTACATAAAAATACCACTAATAATATTTGCCCACTTATGTGGTCTACTGGTATTGCAGGAGGAGAAAAACCGTTAATCATAAATTGATCGAATCGTATTCTTTTCCCCACACCTACCCCCTTGGTAAGACATTGAGGTAATGTCCCATGTGACACATAACCACCTGGGACATTATTCCCATTACCACAGTATACTTTTTGATTGTTTATAGGTTGATAATTACCATAGTTTGGATCTACAGGCATGTGCATTCCACGACCTATTCCTTTTTTCATACAACCATACCTTGTACCGACTATATTTTGCCCGTTTGCTAGACTGGGATCTAATGCATTATTACCACAGTATATACCAGGCATTTTATATATCACTATATTTTTATTTGATCAAACTGTGTTTTTTCAACTTGGTTATTATGTGATCTTCTATACTTCCTATATCAATTGTATACGGAACTTCTATAAGGAACACGCCCTCGTCTTTGCATAATCGTCGTTTCATATCGTCTCTGTACTTTTGATTAAAAAAAGCCTCTTTGTTTTTATGGAAGAATGGGATGAAATCGTAGTGCTGACGTCCATTATATTCACATGCGATCCCGAGTTCTTTCTCGTAACAATCTAATTCCAGGTTAAATATCCCACCGGTGACTGGGTTATTTAGGAAACTAGGGCGATCCTTAAGGAATGGTTTATTGAATATACGCGATAATACATGTCTACATTCAACCTCCCCCTTACTATCTTTCCCCCCTTTGGTATTATTAACACGCGTTGATTTAGCGGTGTGTACGACTGATTTATCCATAGTAGTAGTTACAGGGATTAAATTATAGTATTTGTCTGTTGTCCAAGTGCCTTCGTTTACAGAATCCCCTTTTAGCATTCGATATAATGCGAATCCTATTATAAATAAGACAAAAATAATCATTAACATAATAAAACCATTTTTTTTATAATTGTAAATCATCTTGTCAAATGCAAATAGTAACATTTTATTAATTACGTGATTAATAAAAAAAAAATTAGAACATTGGTGTATAGTTCCATCGAAGGTGTTCAAAAAGAGTTTTTAATATATTTTCATGGAAAAATCTACGATCGATCGTTTTAACACCAGAGAAATCATCTTTGTCGCATTTATGACCAAGTCGACACAAGAGTTGATAAATGACATATTGTGTGTTTATGAAATTCTTCCTATTGGTATCTACATAAAGTTTGTCATATGTGTCTGATATGATTTCGAAATCATTCATTAACATGTTATCTAAATATTCGATATCGTCTAGTTTATTCCCAGTAATAACTGAAAATATCAAATTAACGTTTTCGTAATGTTTTGATAAACGCAATTCCTTCAAAAATGACAATATTACTTTTTTAGTAACGTTTTTGTATCTATGTAATCTATCAGATGCCTCATCCCCTAGTAACAGATTATGGAATTCAATCTTATCCTCGATGTCTTTATATATTTGAGGGTCGATAGTTACATTTTGTTTTCCTTGGTATTGGTTAATGCATTCACGGAAGTGATTCTTTCGATCGTATGAATATTTGGATGAAACATAAACTCGCGATGCATCGGTAAATGATTTAGAAGTAATACTGTCTTCATATTCAGACGAACACGTTTCACATACATTCACCGTGTCTTCTAAATTTAATATCTCTATTTTATTATTACATGTTTTACAAATTATATCAGATGTCGAATTATCGTATTCGATATTGTAATATCGAGATGTCATCTTAATGTAGTCATTTTCTATATTCAATTTTTCTTCAGATGTATTAGTAGTGACACGTTTACCCATGAAATTAATTTTCATAGGGACTTTTAGAATCTGTTTATATCTGTCGATCAAGCCAATCGTATCGGATTTATAGAAAGACAATGCTTCACCCGTAAGGATGGAACGGATTTTATTGTCGATGGTTAAGATGTCAGTCTCCATTTTTAATATAATATAAGTATTTTTTTTAAGTAACCATACGAAAACAAAAATAAAAATAAAAAAAATATTTAGTATCAATAAAAGATGTCATTTCAAACAAATAACCTTACTGCTGGATTCATTGATCTCGCTACTTCCGACGCTCTTGAACAAAGAATTTACGGCGGAGAAAATGCGGTCACGTACTTCGTGCACCAGCACAGAAAATCTACATGGTTCACACAGGTTCCCGTTGTGTTAACAAGTGCTAGTGGAACTGGTGATTTCGGAAACCATTGGTCTGTCACCATTTCACGTGCCGGAGATTACCTTCTCAACTCTTGGTTAGAAGTCGTTCTCCCTAAGTACACTAATGCTTCCGGATTCTCTAGTTTCTGGTGCAAGAATCTCATGCATAACTTGATCGAGGAGTGCACCATTACATTCAACGACCTTGTCGCTTCTAGATTTACATCTGAGATCCTCGATTTCTGGACGGCTTTCACTGTTTCCGCTTCTAAGAGGGCTGGATACAATGCTATGATCGGTGCCGGAGACACTATTCAGACTACTGATGGTAACAATAATATGTTCGTTCGTGGTCTTGCTGTAGGTGGAAACTCAGACGGACAGGCTCACAGACTTATCCTCCCTCTTCCATTCTTCTTCTCCAGGGACAGTGGCGTTTCCCTTCCTACCGCTGCCCTTCCCTACAATGATATGCGTATTAATTTCAAGTTCCGTAATCAGACTGAACTCCTTAGTTCATTCGCCCTTGCCTCAGGAGGTGAGAAGCAGGCTCCGTTTGCTCTCTCCAACGTAACAGAGACCTCTCTCGCCGCTATGACCAGTGCTCGCGTATGGGCTAATTATGCGATTGTATCCAACACCGAGAGAACTCTCATGGGTGCTCACGCCAGGAATATTACCATCGAACAGTTCCAGCATACCCCTCCTCATACATTTGACACCTCCGCAAACAAGACGTACGACATCCGTTTCTCTCACGGTATTAAGGCTCTGATGTTCGGTATCCGTAACAAGACTCAGAATACCACCGTTGTCACCGACACTGCACTGAAGGCGTCAGGAACCGGTGGTGATCTCTTCTCCCGTTACCATACCCGTAGTGACGCAAATGAGGCTGCTGGTACTATCGCTCGTGAATCTCCTATCGATAATGTGACTCTCTTGTACGAGAACACTACTCGTCTCGGTTCTGTTCCTTCCAGTTACTTCACTCACGTCGGTCCTTACCAACACGCCACCAGTATCCCCACCGCCGAGCCTGGTATGCATTTGTACTCGTATGCTCTCGACATGACATCCATCGATCCTAACGGTTCTACTAACTTTGGTAAGCTCACAAATGTCTCTATCGCCCCTAAGGCTATCACTGGTCTTACAGGAACTTGGGATCTTGTTGTTAACGCTGTCAATCACAACGTTATCCGTATTTCAGGCGGTGCTCTTGGTTTCCCAATCCTCTAGATATTTCATTCATCCTTTATTATTTTTACATTCACTTTTGGATTGTAAAAATAAAAACCTTCATACCATACTTTCAGATTGAGTCGTGTATAGTTCGTAATTCGGGTTATCTGATATATTATATGATTTCAACCCAGATAGTACACCGTCTTTCAATGCCTTGGTATACGATATCGGGTTATCATTCGGTATATATTTATTTATCGTTTTAATGACAGAATAGATAATTGGAAGTACATAGATACATGATAGTAAACATACGGGGTTTTCGTATGGATTATATATACCGTGTATAAATTTATCCACTAACGAGGGATGTACACCTGCATCATTTAAATATATACTTACTCCCATTCGAATTAACATCGTGATTTGAAGAATATATGTCGTTCTACGTAAAATATGATTATTGTAACGCGGAGGTTTCGCATATCTATTGCAAAACATATACTTATTTGTCCTGTAAATCAACATTAGAATTGAGAAACCCATGACAGCCAGAACTGGTATAACTGATATAAATATTATACATGTACATGTGATTAATAACGCATTGTAGTATTTATTCTCAATGGTAAATACCGGCTTTTCATATTTACCATTGAGACTTTTCTGTGTATAGTATATTACACCCAAATAGTGTTTTAATTTATTATATATAATTACATGAACATGACTTAATATATCGGACATACCAGTACACATAAGTGTCAATAGGATAACATAACCATTTGTAACAAACCATTCCATCGAAAACAAACCTATGCCATAGAAATCGTATATTGTATTTATCATCATATTAATAAACCCGAGAGTAAATAGATGCGTCATCACATAAACCCGGTCATCACTATCACTAGCCCATTTATTAGCATTGGATAGTATCCGTGTAACAATTCGATACCCTTGGTTTAATAATACTATTACACCTGATAATGCAATAGACGTTAATTGTGAATTTGTCCATTTCCTGATATAATCCGAACATATATCTAACTGTAGTTGTTCTGCTAACCCAAGACGTTCACATGTACATTCTTCGCTCGTGTCAATCACACATTCCATGTCTTCGTAATTACTATACTGTTTTTTTTTAATATGAACAGTTACCATTGTAGACATTATTAAAATACATCCAGATAACACACCGGTACACAATTGTCTCAAAAATCGTCCATATATAGTATATGATATATTTTCCCATATAATGGTCGATGGTTCCGGACCCTTTTTAACCGTTATATGTTTCTTATTTAAACGAGGGTGTTTATTCGCTAAAACTCCGTAAACGAAACCTTTATCATATAACTTGAGGAATGCATGACATGATATTTGGGTATCAAACGTTACGAATGCTCTTATAACTTTTTTTTGTTTCTTAACAAATTCATTAGTTCGTATATTACGTATATCATATTCTACTTGAAATTTTCTATGTATCAAACTTACTACATGCGAACTAATAGTTTTATCGTTTCGTACGTGATAGTTAAGTTTATTAGTTAATTCATTATTCTTTTCAGTTAGAGAATTCTTTTTCCTATATTGCTGTATTTCACCCTCTATATCATACAATAGAACAATATCGACAACGTCGTGGATATTAACATCTCGTAAATGACGACGTATGTCATCTTTTGTTACATTTGGATCAATGTTTGTAATTTGAACAGTAAAGTCGTCAGTTGTTATAGTTTGTTTACTTACCATGTCTGATTCTAGTTGTGAATAATATATGATATAGTATATACTTATGGATGTAAAAATTATAGACGTTACGTCACTCCATATGAAATATTTATGTATCGGTAGTGTAAATATGGGTGTTTCAAATTCTGTATTGTTCAATACATTACCATATGAAACCTTATCAGAACTGAATATATTATGATTATCTATGGTTGTTCCAAAATAATTTATTATCATACTCGGTAGATGTATCAGCGATAAACCAGCAAATAATGAACACCCCCATTTTACGAACTTAAAATAACCCGTAACCCCGGATCCATACTTGGCAAAATCAGAGGTTTCGGTGGTGTTCGTAAATGAACCAACATTCACAGTATTATAGTCGTATTTATCTCCGTTATCTTTTACTATTTCTATTGACCGCAGATATTTAACCGCCTCTTTTTCGCATGGGGGAACCCATACATCAACATCTATATTATATTTTTGTTTAATCAATACCCGATTCGATGTCTTAAATTTAATACCTTTTTTATTCTTTCTGAACATGCGTTGGATTAATACAGCGTACTTGATTAATTTTTCCATAGATGCATGCGAAAGTTCCCGAACACGAGGGGGGATGGTACCTCTAAAAACAGTTCCGTACATATTTAGAAGGTGTCGTTTCGACATTTTAGATTCACTCCTCAGTTCTATACCATGAGTCACGAGAATATCGCATAATTGTTTTCGTGTATGAGTCATTTTATATTCAAATGGAATATAAAATTTTATATTCCATTTGAATATAAACTACAAGACCTCGTGATTCTCATCTATAGTAACGAGGCTGGTTTTATACATTTTTAGTAATTTTTTATCGTTGTTCTTCACCCTATCCTTAAATATCAAATTGATTAGATTAATTAGATTTGTCAACCTCATTTTACAATTACATGGAAAAATGAAAAAAAAATGAATTTAACATTGAAATATAATCATGACACGTAAATTAACTTATAACGAAATTGACAATATATTGGATTTTATTACTCCCCAAAAAGGAATACCACCGGTAGTTGCATTATCCATTTCCAACAATAACAAAGATAATTTACGAACACAATTGAATAATATTGACATATATCCGGCCATCATCCCTCAATTGAAGGAGTCGCTTGAAAAGACATGGTTCAAATCACAGGTACAACCAGGAGAGAGTGTCGGGGTCATCTGTGCACAATCGATAGGAGAAAAGAATACTCAAACAGCATTGAACACTTTTCACAAAGCAGGGCAATCTGAGACGACAATGACAGAAGGTGTCCCTCGTCTCCAAGAGTTATTAAACGCTACGAAAAACCAACGACAGATTAACCATCGAATTTTCTTCAATGAAGGAACCAAAAATATCAAAGATCTCAGAAGAACAATAGGGAATCATATTACAGGTATTAAATTAGGAGACTTAATAGTTCAAAATGGAGTTGAAATTATTTTTGACAAACAACCAGAGCCGTGGTATGATGCATACGAAGTGTTATATGGAAATGAGTTTAGAAGATATACAAACTGTATCAAGGTCCAATTAAAGAAAAAAAGGCTGTTCGAGTTTAAAATTAATCTAAATGATATATCCAAGGCAATCAGTGACACATACGAAGATTTGACATGTGTATTTTCTCCGTTTGTTGCAACAGGAGAAATTTATATATTTGTTGATACAGTGGATGTGTTGAGTAAGCTACAACATCCGATTGCGTTTATAAACGAATCGAACGCGGTTGAAATATATATGGAAGATATTGTCTTGCCAAATATAGAGAAACTCGACATATGCGGTATTGAAGGAATCGATGAGATATTTTATACTGTTAAAAAAAAGGAGTGGTTTGTCGAGACGAATGCAAGTAATAATAAGAACAATGTATTCAGACGACTTGTATCACTCCCGATAGTAGACGCTTGCAGGACCGTTTCAAATAATGTTTGGGATATATATGAAACACTTGGTATTGAAGCCGTTAGGAAATTCCTTGTAGATGAGTTTATGATTATTATGGATGGAATTAACACATGTCATGCGGTATTGTTGGTTGATCGAATGACTTTTGGTGGAAGTATTTCATCGATCAGTCGATATACATTGAAATATGATGAATGTGGTCCCATGGGAAAAGCATCGTTCGAGGAATCACTTGATAACTTTTTGAACGCTGCGGTAACCGGAGAGGTAGAATCTACGAATGGTGTTTCAGCTGCGATCGTATGCGGAAAACGTTCTAATATCGGGACCGGGATGATGGATCTTGTCATGGATCTGAGCAATAACACTTAGTGAAATCTATTATAAAATTATTATTACTATAATAATTTTACTGTATCGTAATGGGTTCTATTCTATATATATCCTCGTCTATCAATGTCATGTTTTCGACACATGTATCAATAAGGTGTTGGAATGATTCATAATCATCTGATTCGCGTAGGTACTGTCTCAAAGTCCCTCCTTCGCCCTCGCTGTAATGGGCTGCTTTTATCATCATCATTATCGCCTGTTTTATAGTTTTGCATGCACCCACTACTTCTGAATTACTTGGTTCATCAACATTATAATATACAACTACATATGTAACACTCATGTTTATTATACAGCGTTTTGTCTCTAAATACTATTCAATCTATAATGCTCCTGAGTTTGGTAAATTTACATTTGAGTAATTCGTATTCATTGGTTTTATCGAGAAGTTTATTAGTCAATGTTGTAATTTGTTCGACCAATGTTTTGTTGGATGTGTGAATATCATTAATAATAATAGACAGTTGAGAAAACGAATCTTCGAAAGACGAACAATGGGACTCTTGTTCCTCAGTAACCTCTAGTTCCTCAGTAACCTCTTGTTCCCCAGTAACCTCTTGTTCCCCAGTAACCTCTTGTTCCCCAGTAACCTCTTGTTTCCCAGTAACCTCTTGTTTCCCAGTAACCTCTTGTTCCCCAGTAACCTCTTGTTCCCCAGTAACCTCTTGTTCCCCAGTAACCTCTTGTTCCTCAGTAACCTCTTGTTCCTCAAAAAGTGATTGATCCATATTAAAATTCCATTCGTTGCATAGATCATATACATCATTATCCAGTATCGATTTACCGTCTAAAAATCTACCTATAACAACCTTATCGGTTCGAGACTTAAATACAAGAGTTGATTCGGGATGCCATATGGTGTTCAGTTCTTTTAATTTTTTCAATATAATTGCTTTATCCTTGGTCATAATTTATATAATGGGTTGTTATCTTTTAGATTAATTAATTTAAAACTTAAACATTTTATGAACAGTTATAATAAAATGGACGATAGTAAATACCGAATTATAATGAGGAACGACGGTAATTCAAAACTGTCTAAACCCACCGTTCCGCATTGGACACCTGGTGTTAATAAAAAAACGTTTTCGAATATTTTATATGCAGTTGAACCTAGTAACAATCACTTAAACAATATATTAACTAAGACGTATGAAACCATTCAATTACCCACGCCGAATGGTACCACTCTTGAAGTATATAAAAGTAACGCTACTGATGAAGTTGGGTTAGGTGGTAGAGAAGATGAATGGTGGAGAGAATCAACCATGGAGAGAGAACGATCTATCACTGATGCTGCATCGTCCTCTATGATTAAAAAATATAAATAAAGTTGTATAATATCTGAATATATTATACAATTGAACAAGTAGAGTTGGTGTGTTGGGGCTCTACTTTATACCACTCTTTCATCGAATTATTAATCTAAATTGTCGGGAGATGGCGGTGGTGGTGCCGGGGGGCTTAACATTTTCATCATTTCTGACATATCCGGCATTCCTTCACCGCTACCTCCTCCCCCCATCCCGGCCATCATTGTCTGAACCGTCCCCATAAGCTTTGACATGTCTAGCGAACCATCCTCGACCCCTGCCCCCATTCCACTTATAAGATCGGTAAACACACCGGAAGACATTATTGAGGTTATTGCTTCCATCGGGTTGGCATTCGGATCAACATTTTCTTCGATCTTGTTTACAATATCAGTAAGAAAATTTGCTTCACCACCCCCTTGTTTATCAACTGATTTTCGTATTATCTGTTTAGCTTGCCCTGCTGGGTCGGTAATTGCAGATATTATCAATACATGCTTCCAAATAACATTTCGGGTATCCGTATCCGAATCTTCGAATATTGTTTTGAAATCAAACCATACATTATCAGAATATTCAATTCGTGTGTTCGTTAAGTTCTTAAAATTCTTTTGTTCAATAACATCTCTATTAGATACGCAAAAATCCCTAAACATATCAAAGTGTTTTTGTATAGCTACTTCATGTGAAAGAGTAGTTTTAGATAATAAATGCGAATATAACATGATATTACGGTGTTCGTCTCCGAATACTTCAGATAAGTTAGTAACAAATCCCGTAATAGCTTTGAATGCAATTAAACTAGTATCAGTGGTCATTTTATTATAATCATCGACATCATTTTAAATGTCATAAAAAGTAATGTTTGTAAAGTGTTAGATTTTAAAAAACGATTATATGTAAAGAGTTGATATTAATTATCAAACAATCATCATGTCCGATATATCATACATCGAATTAGAAAAAAGATACATCGAATTAGAAAATAGAGTGAAGCTACTTGAGGATAAAATTATACAAATGCATATCAAACAATTACCACCTACAGAAGCGATTGAAGTGAATGATTGTTATTCCAGCATACTGAAAAAAATAGAAATCGGTAAAATATACAATAAACAGGTGACCGAGTTAAAACGTAAACGTAATAATTCGTTCGAAAACATGACCATGGATGCGTATATTACACTTACAAAGTCACATGTAACTTCATTGACTGATATATTCACAACAAAAGGATTTTCTCCAAAGAAAATCCGATCAGTGATCTCGAGAGGGCTTTCCCCAATGGATACGAGACTCGTCAAGTACGAAAATTATTACAACGAAGGGATCGCAATAGATGATATTGAAATATTAATGAAAGTTTTGAGAAGACAGGGTAGACCGGAAAGTGAATATGAACCATTTAACATCGAGTCGATTTACACTAAACTTTCTAACTATGGATCTGTTATCAGCAACATCGAAACAAATCTAGAAATTGCTCTCCAAGGTAGCCTGATATATCTATCGTGTCCAGATGGCGGTAATTATAGTTTTTATTACCTATCTGAGATAACTTCCGGGATTCGATATTGGAAGCTTGACTGTCATCTCGAGAGATTGACAACTGACATTACGGGGTATCTTCTGAATTACCTTATCGGATGTTTCAGAGAAATGTATATGGATGTGTTCTCCGATAATATTTACCGGGTCGATTACCACACTAAATGTCAACTTACCGAATGCGATATGGAACAGCTTATTAAAAATATCCGTGTATTGAACAACCCGAAACTTACAAACACTCTAATCAAAAACATAGTGAAGAACAATTCGACTCATACACCCACGGATGTAGATAAATTCAATATCCGAAGCAATAACACCCCAAGCAACACGAAGTTAAATCACACAACAAGTGATATCGCATCTAGACTATTCGATTCCATCTCACCCACATACAGAGATATTATCAACATATAAATATGATTTCTTAGTTTAAGTATTAGTGATAAAATAACAAGATGGAAAATTGTTCTTATTTTATAAAAGATAAAGGACTGTTCGGGAGTCACCCGTCTAACGAAGATGTAACAATGTTAGAGGGTATAGGCGTGAAAGTGTTTGTTGATTTAACATACGAGAATGAAAAAAAAATAGTTCCATACACGACAAACTGTAGATATATATCATATCCTATTAAAGATAATAATATACCGTACGATAGAATAAGTTTCACTGTTTTAATTTATAATTTATGTAATATCTTACATACTTTACCCCCCGGGGATCTTTTATATGTACATTGTAAAGGTGGACACGGAAGAAGTGGTGTTGTAGTAGCATGTATCGTTTCTAAATTCTGTAATTTTTCTCCAAAAGATGCTATATTACATACAACGAAAAGTCATGACGACCGCATCACAATGAGGGATATATGGCGACGTATGGGGTCGCCTCAGACTAAACAACAGAAACAATTCGTTTATAACATGTGCAGAACTGTCATAATAACAGATAGACATTTATTATCCATTAGTTCTGATTTTAAAGTCAATATCGAAGGAGTTGTATTTAATAATGCTCTTAGTGCTATCAATAATCTTATTTCGAAGGGTCAGACAGATTTAACGGCTATAAATACTGTACTACGCGAACGAGATATACAACATTCTCATCTAGTTAAGATACTTGTAGATACTGGGTTGAAATATATTAAAGTAAACGATATGCAACCGTATAGTAATTTAGTAGCTAATTGTTTATCATCTCTCAGATCTGAGTATATCATACAAAATGTGAATACTGGTTGATTTATTTTTCATGTAGAAAGAATAAATCATTTAGTTAAGATGAGTTTAAAAAAGTTTACTGTAATATAATAAATGACGACAAGATATATTGAAATAGACAGTACGTACAGAAATAGGAGAGAATACCCAAAACCAGCGGAATTCGTAGTTGAAACGAATGTTTATGCAACCGCTACTAACAAATATACAGCAATAGAACCAATTACCGATGAAATATCGATGAATAAATGGAGGAATTCAGAGTTTATGCTCTCTAATACCGGGGTGGCAACAAAAGGAATTCGCTTACGCGTAGTGACGCAAACCCTACCCGATATGGCTTCTTATGTAAATGCTGATAGACGAAACCATATTCTAACGTCTATTATTTCAGATACTGATATCGAGGGGCATGGAGGTCTCCAACCACGTAAGAATTATTACTACGGATCTACCATCCACGTTAACCATACGCCAGTCACCACGGCTAGGATTATTGATTACGAGTATCTAGGTAGTAATAAATGCTTAATTAAAACAGATGTGGATCTTGAGTTAGTTCTCACATCTATATGTCAAATTGTGGATCCGAGCACTGGTTATGATTCAAGTAATACTCTGAAGGACGAAGCCATGATTTTCGTGCCCGGAGGCCCTTCTCGTTCTGCGTTAATCGATAAATACCTTATTAATATAACAACCGGTTTTGAATATAAGATTACTTCTCACGACCATTACAGAAGCCTTATTAAAATAAATTCTAATTCCAACGTACTGGGCTCTACGGATACACTAGAGTTACGAGAAGTTATTCCATCATTGGTTTCCCGGAACCCGCTTGATTTATTTACAGATTTTGATATGACAGGGGCTCCGATAGAAAAGGTTACTAATCATGATACAATTGCGTTTGATATACCTCGAACCGAAAATAAAACACCCCAAATAACAATCGGTGATTTTATTGAGATACAGAAAGATACTGAATTGCATACAGCCGCGACACCCATAGGAACGCAAAATAAAGCGGTGGTTTTACCATCCTCGGCTTCTCAGCAACTTGGTTCATATATAGGATCTACTTTACGTATTGATATGCAAAATTCGTCAACTCCATTTAATTATACGTCAGAAGACAGAGTAGTAACTTCGTATACAAGGGGTGTAGGAAACCTGACCCTTACAGCTGGAGGTTCTGGATATACGGATGCTCCAGCTGTAACGATAACAGGAGGTGGCGGGGTAGGGGCCTCTGCCGTAACGTTATTGACTGCTGCCGGTATTACCGGATTTACTGTCTCGAGTGGTGGTTCCGGATATATTTCTACTCCAACCGTTAAAATCAGCGGAGGGGGTGGTAGTGGTGCTACCGGAACGGTTAATATTACTGCTGGTGTAGTCATTAGTGTGTCATTAACTGCATCCGGTTCCGGGTATACGTCCGTTCCGACTGTAGAAATAATCAATTCTAGTGGATTCGGGGCTCAGGTTGTGGCGACACTAGCCGCTCAAAGTGTCGCCAGTATCGTCCTCCTGTCACCTGGTTTAGATTATGATGAGGAATCTATCGTTGTCTCTATTCCTAGTGGAAATCCAGAGATGGGTGTGTGTCATGGGGCTGAAATATGGACTAGTCGTACATCTGCTACTGATAATGATTGGTCGGGTATTGCATATGGTAATGGACTATTTGTTACAGTATCAGAGACTGGAACAGGTGACCGAGTAATGACGAGTCCAGATGGAATTACCTGGACCAGTCGCGTTTCTGCTGTAGATAATAATTGGTCGGGTATTGCATATGGTGGTGGATTATTCGCGGCTGTAGCAAGTAGCGGAACAGGTAATCGCGTAATGACAAGTCCAAATGGAACTACGTGGACTAGTCGCGTTACTACATCATCATCATCATCACCTGTTAATTTATTTAATGGAGTGCCTTGGAATCATACAGCTAGTTGTTATTTTGAGGATGCTCGAGATATAATTTATTTTTTCTACTATGATGGTGTATTGGGAAAAGTTTACAAACACAATGCAACTACAAATACAACAACGATTCATGACATCGGGGCAACTAGTGGGGCGACTATGTTCCTAACACTTCCAAATAATTTACCTATTAAAATGGCTGAATTAGCGTCAAATCATACAGTATATGTTTTTTGGGATGATGCGTATAATGTAAATAGAATAGGTTTTACTTCTGAAACAACTGGTGATTCGACTCCGTATGCATTTGCGGCACTTGGAGATGACGTCCAACACACGGCACAGACCGATGATGAGGATCGCGCGGTGAGCAATGCTTACAGGTTATCACTCGGGACAATTTGGAATCAGTCACTTTGGACTGCGGGAGGTGATACCAATTTTACTTATACGGCGGGACAATGGGGTTTAACAGCCACAGCCTATAATGGTCTTCCAAGGACTGGAATTCAATCAGTAAGTCGTATTCAAAGCGCTGGTCTTCAACTGTATATATTTTATAATACTGGTGTGCTTTATACTGTTAATTTAGAAACTAAGACGGTTACAAGTAGTCAACCTTATGGTGGTGATACCGATACCCCAGATAATGATTGGGAATCTATAACTTATGGTAATGGATTATTCGCGGCTGTATCGTCGACCGGAACAGATAATCGTGTAATGACAAGTCCAGATGGAACTACGTGGACTAGTCGTGTTTCTCCATCATCATACCCATTAGAAGAAAGCTATGTTTTAACAATAGCAAATCATCCAGTCATCTCGTCGTTAGATGGTGTTTATGTTTCGGTTGGTACTCTATACCGGGATGCGACCAGTAAAAGGTTCAGGCAATCACTAGATCATCATTTATTCAGAAGGGATACATCTACTAATACGTATTTGTTATATTCAGAGGGCTTCGCGACATCTTCTGTTTGGTATGTAGGCGTTTATCCTGTTCTCCCAACTAACGTAAGCTATGTAAATCATACCGCAACAAGTCTCGGAGAAATATCAGAACACCGTATAGGACAAAGTTGGAATGCCTTCTCCTCAGGAACTGGAAACTATCCAAGTCCAAATGGTACTACTGAGCCAATACTTTGGACAATAACGGGAGTCCATACCGCTGCATCTGGGGCGACTATCCCAGATAATATTTGGAGAGATATAACTTATGGTGGTGGACTATTTGTTGCAGTATCGTCATCTGGAACAGGTAACCGAGTAATGACAAGTCCAGATGGAATTACATGGACTAGTCGCGTTTCTGCTGCAGATAATGAGTGGATGGGTATTGCATATGGTAATGGACTATTTGTTGCAGTATCGTCATCTGGAACAGGTAACCGAGTAATGACAAGTCCAGATGGAATTACGTGGACTATTCGCGTTTCTGCTGCCGATAATGATTGGGAAGATATAACTTATGGTGATGGACTATTCGTTGCAGTATCAGAGACTGGAACAGGTAATCGAATAATGTCAAGTCCAGATGGAATTACCTGGACCAGTCGCGTTTCTGCTGTAGATAATAATTGGTCGGGTATTGCATATGGTGGTGGATTATTCGCGGTTGTAGCAAGTAGCGGAACAGGTAACCGTGTAATAACAAGTAATTGTATTATAGCTACTGCTACTGGAACACTCTCCATGGTAGCAACCGTCGACGTTCCGTACGATAACGTCTTGAGTAGTTATTCGACAATAAATGCTAGAATATTTTCCCCTACTGAAATAAGAAGGATTAGTAAGTTTGTTAACGTACAATTACCGAGCTATCTAAATTTACCCGGAGCTATCGCTGGTACAATTAACTTGTTGAATTATACTGTACCGGGAATAGAAGGTACCGATTACCCAATTAACCCGGATCTTTCTACTATAAATGGATATTATAAGGGGTTATTTATCGGTCTTACTACAGACGGTATATCTTATTATTACGGGTATGTGAAAGACCATATAGTTATTCGAGCATCATCTGACTCGAAACCGAGCAAGAATTATATCATTGTCGACGACGACTTTATTGCTAGTTTTATAGTAGGTACAAACAGTGTTGTTATTTCATGTGCTAGAACAGAAACATTTAACCGTACCCCATACACAAAATTACCTACATCATCCATAACTGAAAGATTTTCCGTACTGAAATACACAAAAGATAATTATTCATACCTTTCACATAGAGGAATGAAATGGGGCGGGTATAAAACATCAAAGAAATATATGGTCTCATTGATGCATTTAATTCTCCCAAACAGGCCATTGAAGAATGGGAAAGGTGGGTATATTACCCAGTACCCGTACGTATATGTTAGGTTTCAGAATAATCGCGGAGGGCGAAGTATACAAACAAATGATTCGTTCTATTCAAATAACCCAAATGCAGAAGGGAAAACATTTCGTGTATTGATATCCAACACGGTGGATGATCAAATAACTAATTTTGTTACTTTAGTAGCAGGTGACATATCACAAACACAAACTTTTACTCTAGATGATAACATAGACTTTGCTGTTTTCCTACCAGACGGAAGTTTGTTCGAAACCATCGAATTAGAAACATTACAACCAGATATTCCGAACAGAGAGATCCAGATAAGCGCGTTGTTTTCATTGACAAATATTGAATGATGAACCAAGTCGTTTTAAGGGCATATAACACTTAAAAATGTAAGTTGTTGTAATAAATGGATATCAGGATACATGAACGTAATAGAATTAATTTGGAAATAAAGGAATTAAGTGGATATAACGAGACAGACGAGTCTAAATTAACACGATTCAAAGGGATGAGAGCCGACGATTTATATGTCCAAACGCAATTGGAAAAACTCAATAAAAACATCGTTGAACGAACCGATACATTAACAATATTAACAGACCGTTTACATATGTTAGATAACGGGGAACTAGATTCTGAATTGAAAAATTTAATAAATACTAACACCCTTATTAGCAACACAAAAGGGGTTGCTACAAAGCAACGAAAAAAGGAAGAAAAGGCGTCACGCGAAGAGGATGTTAAAACATCTAAAGAATATTATAACAATTCACGAAAACACGATAAAGAATCTAAAGGACATATTTATAAGTCATCTACGAGACATTTCTTTCGTGCATGTGATAGTATTCCAGAATACATGAAAATAAATCTAAAGAAAATGCCCTCTAATACGGGGTTTGTATGGAAGAGCGTCTATTGCTGGGGGGAGCGGAACCCCGATTCATCAACTGAATATACAATGACAGAGAATAGGAAAGGATTTAAAATAATTACGAAATGGAACAAAACACATATACGCGTGTATGAGAAGACAGGTCGAGAAAATATGATATTGAAATCTGAAAACCTTCGCCGAATAAAAAGTTGAACATAATTTTATACTATCCATATAATGATTCACAAGAACACCTTTCGGTTGGGTATATTAATTGTTTTACCGGTACCATAGTTTATCGTCATTTATATTTTGTTTTAGTTTGTATTAAAAACAAAATAATATATCCATTTGTTGAATTATAACATCATTTCCACGATCTCGTGTACCGTATCCAAATCTTTGCGTTGAAACAGTTTGATTTGTGTATCTTTGTTTATGAAATTGGTTCATTTTATATTTTATATATAAAATAATTATCAGAATGTTAGTATATTAAACGAAACGTTCGATTGCTTTCCCTGAAATCATAATAGCACTATTTACACCAACAAATAAACCACCGGTAATAAGCCAATCATACAATGTATTAAATTTCATAAGATCATAAGGAGATTCATATGTTTCACCGTCCATATCAATAACATCCATATTTAAAAATTTGAAATAACATACAACCCATAACATATACAAAGACGTAAATATCAGTGTGTTTGGATACAAAGATTTGGTTCTGGTACCACTATACCGATGCAAGTCGGTAAATGCTTTAGTTTTCATATCAATTAAATTCAAAATAAGAGGAGTGGTATTATATAATAAACCGGTTGATGTTAGAAGTCCGGATGGTCCATGTGCCATAGTTGTTGTTACTACCCATAAAGCACATATTACAAGAGAGAGAGAAGCCGATAATTGTCTTGTTGTGAATCTCTTAAGCTTCAGATCATTTTGTATAGAATCCCTGGTCGATAATAGAAAAATACGTGAATAAGTATGATAGATAAGCCCCCAAGATGATAAATATGTTGAAAAATAAGCAAGAGCCATCACTGATGATTTCCAAAAATCATCATGTATATCGTACACACTTGTGCAATTCAATAATTCGAGCTGTGGTTCAACCACATCGTAGATGACACTTGTCCACATCTGTGAACTGATTGATATAACCGAAATCATACAGAAAGCTAAAGTTGTAAATCCACCTTTTAATATAGAAGTTAGCATTTTATATTAAAAACGATAATATATTAAAAAAATTTAATAAACATTAAAATGTCTGATAATATTGATTGTTTTGTATGTTACGAAACCATAAACCAGGAAACTGGAAAAGTATTGACTCCGTGTCAACATGTTTACTGTGTATCATGTTTTTCAAAACATATGCGAACTAGTAATAAATGCGGGTATTGTAGACGAGAAATCGCTACTGAATTGAATATACCACCAGAACCAGTGTATACTGTCGAATTAAGCCATTATACATTCGAAGAGGCTATATGTTCTTTAATAGGATCAGATTATTTATTTGACATATGGCCGCAAATGAGTGGTATAGTATACGGAGATTTAAATGATGAACATTAACTGTGTTTTTTGTAATTATAATTTGTTACAAAAAATAATGGCGGGTTGAGGGAATCGAACCCCCGACCTCTTCCACCCAAAGGAAGAATCATACCTCTAGACCAAACCCGCTTTTATATATGTATATCTAATTCTTAAATGATCAATCCCAATCAGAATCGGAATCGGAGTCTTTGGCCATGTCAACACTCGCCATCATCTGGGTTAACCTGTCGTGTTTAGTTTTAACCGCCGAACAGTTCTTTCCATTTTGTACTGTCCCAGACGGGCATTGTTTTACACAAACTTTTTGAACCTCGTCCCATAGTTCGTGTGTATCACATGTATAGCTAGCTACAGCTGTCTTTTTGAGTTGTACACCGCCTTTGATTTGATCAGCTAAATTAACGGCTCGTGTCTTTAATATGCATCTATTACCGACTCTTTCATCCCCGCTTTTACATGTGTCTACGCATGTCTCTTCTGAGTTATCCCATAATTTTCCAATGTCACATGCATATGGACCATTAACACTTTTCTTAAGAGATACATTATCCAGCATTGTCTGAAGTTCGGAAACTGTGCTTTTGACGTATGGACTTGCCGTTTCCAGTTTTCTATCGAGTTCTTTTATAGATTTCATGACATCGAGTCTCTGCTGGGCTAATTTTTTTCTAGTCTCGTTCTTCTCCTCCACCTTCTCTTCCATCAGTTTGTAACCACCAGCTAGCTTATTAACAGAAGCTTCTGGTATCGTTTCACCATTATTTACATCTTCCTGTAACTTATCCTCTAGCTTATCGATACCCGAAGCACCGTTTAGTATTTTAGCACGTTGTAACATTAAATCACTCTCGAGAATTCCAAACTTTATTATTTCATTCTTTACTTCTTTAACACTTTGTTTTAGAGGACCATCTACATCTAAACTATTAGTGAGTTGTAAAACAACAGATTTCGTATCATTACTTACCTGTTTCAAATCAGCGATTCTGACAGAAAGATCATCATCTGTAAGATTTCTAACTTCGTAACGCATCTTCTCTTGATCATCGGTTAAAACTGTATCCATTCTTTTTTCGAACTCAATCTCCGTCGATACATGTTCTGACTTATATTTAGTTACAATCTGCTTCATCCCATCTACAAATGAAGACATCAATTTCTTCTTGCTGTCCAATGGTACATCACATCTCATTTCGCCATTCT